CAATGATGGTCAACGGGATATTACTGTCTACCGCCCAGATGCTACGGCTACAACCGCTACGCTTACTTGTGTAGCAGGTACAAGGCAAACCCTGCCTGCGGCGGCGTCTAAGCTTATAGACATTGTGCGCAATGTTGCAGCAACAAGTAGCAAACAGGTTGTGCGAAAAGTTAATCGCCAAATGCTTGATTCAATAAGCCCCTCGTGGCACGTTGCAACTGCTAGCGTTAACATCTCAAACTACATGTACGACCCAATTGATCCTAGGGTCTTCTATGTGTATCCGCCAGCAACTACGTTGGCTCAGCTTTCGACAGTCTATTCGGCATACCCAACTGACATTACTGAGCCTGCTGATAACGCGCTTTACACAGCAGTGAGTGGTAATATAAGCGTTGCTGATATCTTTGCAAATGCACTTGCGGACTACATTTTGTTTCGTGCGTTTAGTAAAGACGCTGAGTCTGCAGCTAACGCAAGTCGTGCTCAGGCCCACTATGCTCTATACACAACAGCGCTTAGCACTGAGCTAAGAGGCACAACTTCTATTGCACCAAGTACGTCTGGAGCTCCAAACCATGGCTGAGAAAATTAAACTAGTTCAAGGTGACGTAAAGCGCCCGCAAGTTCAGGCAACAATTACTGACGAAACTACAGGCAATATTGTTGATATTACCGGAGCAACTGTGTTGTTAAAGTTTCGTAAAGTTGGAGCAACAACCCTGCAAGATACCATGACCGGAGTTGTCCCACTTGGCACAGACGGCATTGTGATATTTGAAATGAGCGAGCTGTCAATGGCGGGAGAACCCGGCGATTACGAAGGCGAGATTCAAGTGACGTTTGCTTCTAATGCCGGAGTTCAAACTGTGTACGATCTTTTAAAGTTTAAGATGCGTCAGGATTTCTAATGCGTTCTACTTATGAGTATATTCAACTTGTAGCAACGACAACGTCTACGACGCTAAAGGCGCTTGTATCTTTTGTCACGCTTAGCGCTACCGCAGTAGCGGGATATTTTATTAAGTTTTTAGACCTTGCCGATACCGCTCGCGCAACTGATTCTGCTGCTAAGGCAGTTGGTAAAGGACTGACCGAAGTTGCTCAAGCTAGCGAAACTCTAGTTAAAAGTTACGGCAAAACGCTTAGTGACAACAGCAATGCTTCAGATTTAGCCGCTAAGACCGTTGATAAGACAGCATCTGATACTGCAACGCCCGGTGATGCAACCATTCTGGGACTGAATAAAACGCTAACTGATACTGCTTTTGCAACCGACGATGTAAACGGTGTAGCGGCTGACGACGACCAAGTTATTCAAGTTGTCAAAGTGCTGTCTGAAATTGTTGCGCCAAACGAAACGTTTGTTCGCACGGTTGGTTATAGCCGAGAGTTCTTAGATTCTGCTGTGAGTGCTGATGTTGCGGCTAAAACGTTTATAAAAAACCTGACAGATACAGTTAACGCATCTGACGATGCGCAAGTTAGTAATGCCAAGATTGAGTTGCCTACAGATGGCTCTAACGTAACCGATCAAGCAGTTATCGGCTTTGGAAAAGGGCTTACTGAGTTGCCTACAGCAGCCGATGCCGCGTTTAAAGGTTTTATTAAAGGGTTGACCGAAACGCCAACCGCAACAGATTCCGCCGTTATTGTGGCTGGAAAAGCTCTTATTGACTCGACTAGCGCATCAGATGCTGGTACAGTAATAAGCCAAGGCTACTGCGATATCACATACTTCGCGGAAGACTACGTAGGAACTAGTCGTACTTTTTAAGGAACCCTCATGAATACGAATGAAAAAATCATCGCTACTGGCGAATTAAAGATCACAGTTACCGCGCCTGACGGCACGGTTAAACACGAGCAAGAAGTCAAAAACTTGGTTGTTACAGCCGGTTTGGGATTTATTGCCAGTCGTATGGCGGGCACGTCCGCTAACGTTATGAGCCACATGGCCATTGGTACAAATAACACGGCAGCAGCTGCAGGC